TGTTTGACTATGTCTTTTAAGATATCTATCATAATAAAAATATTATATAGGATATTTAGATTGTGAGCAAGCCTTTAATTTATTTTTCTTCGTCTCGAGGTAACGGTATTTCTACCACCTTGTACACGACTGGATTGGCATTACCAGGTTTCTTAAAGATTGCATAGTTGGCTCGAGGACGAAACTGATCCATATCAATCACCTCATAACCTGCATCTTGCAACAGTTTTTTCATGGATGATTTGGTATTGTAGTTCCAATAGCCTCTTTTTGCTTCATTTAAATCAGCATCAAAATCACAGTCAGCATAGTGTATGAAACCATATCCCCCTGGCAGTATCACCCTGTGGATATCTCGTAGATATTCTGCAATGTGTTCTTGTGTAAAGAATGGAAATGTGTCCCAACTGAACACAAAATTACAACTGTTGTCTGGTATGTCTGGACAGGCAGTTCTGTCTGTGGTGTAAAATCTCAATAATCGTTGGTGCTGAGGAGGAAATTTTTTAAATATTTTCTCTTTACAGCTCGCTAATACCTCTGCAAAGAACATCAATCGCCAAGCTCGCAATGCCAACACGTGGCGACCGTTGCCTGGACCAATTTCCAAACAGTTCTGCAGATTGTTGCCCATTTTTCCAAACTGATTGATTTTAGTTTGTATCTGATGCTCCAACAGACTATCCGAGATGCTGTCCTGATGAGATTCTCTCCAATCCAGATCCTGCTGGAACCAACTACGAGTCTTGTCTAGACGTGCTATCTGTTGAGTGTTGTAGGCATCTACGGAATGAGCAAAATCCTGCAATGTCTTCAAATTATCATCGACGAGTTTTTGAAAGTCAGTGCCTTTTAGGGCTTTTAACTTTTCAATAAGTAATTTTACTTCTTCTATGCTCAGCATAGTGTTATTTAAAATTCAAACAGTTTATTAAATGTATTTGTGGTTTCTGTGCTCTGCACGTCCCAATTCAACACACCGATAAGGTTGGATATCTTTTGGTCCACAATAGTGGCTTCCATTGTTTCAGCATCAAACGGCAAATCTTGAAACCATTGCGGAATACGCAATTCATCCACAGGATATGCAATAGATGTGTAACCCAGAGGATTGTTCTTTAATTTACACACAATGACTTTAGCACCATCGGTGATGGGCATAGAATACTTGTCACCATACATCTCTCGGCATCGGTTCCAATTAATAGACGCTCTCACATGACCTGGCATGGTTGCTCTGCCTTGTTTGTTCTCTTTGCCTAGATATTCTGTGATCTTGTTCGCTCTTTTAGGTGAGCCCTTTTCCCATCCTGGTCGAGCTTTAAACTCTGCTCGGAATTCAGATATTCTTGCAAGTACGTCTTTTTCTGTTCCGTTGGTCAGCACCATCATCAGTAACTCACTTAAAAAATCCTGCACAAATACAGGAGTGTCTGATCTCTTAAGATCCAATCCCATTGCTTTCATTTTGCCTGGTGAGCCTGCTGTGTCTGTCCTGTTACCTTCTTTATCAAAATATATCACTGCATATCTTTTCTTTGTGATGAACAGACCTTTGGATGCTACTAATTCTCTGCCTGCCGCAATCACTTCACCTCGACTTTTTGGACAATGAAATGCTTTGGTCATAAATCCTGTGAATGAAACATTCACTTCGTCGGCAATCTTATCATACAGCTCGATAACATTTTCTCGCTCCCATGGAATAGTACCCGCATCTATTTCTTTTTGTAGCGGTTTATATGCTGAGAAATATACAGAATCTGTATCTCCGTATATGATAGAATCACCTTTGTGATCGTATGCTCCTGTTATAACTTCATTGGCTTTAGACGCCATGTGTCGAGTAATACATCGACCTGTTAGTGTGACCGATTGTCCAATTCTTAAATCAAAAAATCTACAACCTGGATTTAAAATTGCACCATACAAACTGTTCAAATTAATTTTCTTAACGAGTTGTCTTTTATCCCAATACTCTCGTTCAATTTCGTTGTCTCCGCATTCATGCATTTTCTTCTGCATCTCCTGTCTTTCTGCATACCAACGTTTTAACAAACCTGGTATAATAGCTTCAAACTCATAAGTGAATATGGTACCATTTGCTGACAGCATCCATTGATTATTACCATCAAAAACCAACTCATGCAGTTGCGCCGCTGACATTTTAACAGATGTGTTGTCTGCCCAATCTACCACAACTTCTGTGCTTCGATCTTGTTTCATTACTGCTTGATATTCCCATGACCCAAATTGGTTATCCCATGCTGATGCAAATGATTTCTTTTGATGTATGGCTCTGTTGACCTCTGCTGATGTTATCACAGGACGTAGTTGCCCTACAACACTTTCTGGTCCCATATTTAGAGCTCTAATAACACTAGGGTACAGTGAATTGATATCACAACTGCCAATCCAATCGTGCAATCCTGTTTTTGGCGTGGCCACATATGCACCTGCCGCTTGTATAGATTCTCCCTCTGCTCGTCTTTTTCTGCCTGGCACGATCATGCCACGTCGATGTGCTTCATTCACAATGGCCTGTTCTGTCACTGCCACAGCACCCATTGTGGTCTGCAGTAACACTGTGTTTTGATGTGCTATCTCGTTGGCTAATTCTATAAACTTTAATTTCTTTTCTAACTTGGCCAGCAGTGCAGTATCCTGCCTGTTGTACTCAATGAACAATCCAAAGTCGTTGTTGTACAGAGAATCTAATGATCCTTCATACATAGTTTTTCGTTCTCCTAATTCCCACTCTCCTATGGCATCTAATCTATATGTGTGTCTTTCCTCGTAGGTGTATTTTCTATACAGCTCTAACAGATCCAAATGCACACGACCAATTAAATCATATGATGTTTGCTCTCTGCCATATTTTTCAAATACTCTTTTTCTAGGTTTTTCTCCCCAAAAACACAGTCGTCTTGTGTCATCCGAACTCAATACTTTCTGTATTCGTCCCACTGTGTAGGGTATGTCGTATCCTTCTGAATTCCATCCTGAGAGGATGTCTGCATCTTCGATCAGTGTTAGAAAAGCGTCCAGCATATCTTTCTCTTTCTCAAACAGCATCACATTGTCAAAACGTTCTGTGGCCATTCGTGCACCTGACATATTCAAAGTCTTGGGCGGCACTGCAAATGTAACGAGTTGATCGGTCCAACTTAGATGGCAGGTTATCGCAGTGATGGGCATAAACGGGTCATCAGTGGTGGAGTATCCACGCTCTGGATCAAAGTCCACTTCGATATCAAAAAACACCACATTCAGTTTGGGAGCATCTTTGCCTAGATAGTTCTCTTCCAAACAGCGGAACACAGGATTAATATCCTGTTCATAGAGTGTTTTATTACTCCTTATCTTCTGTTCTTTGATGAATTCTTTGAAGGAAGAACACTGTACTTTCTGCAACTGCTCTCCGTATATGCTTCTATGCTTGCCACGACTGTCTGGATAATAGAAAAGATAACGAGCATCGTATTCCACAAACTTACGTTTGCCCTTGACTCGTTCAACAACAAATACTTTGTCTTGATCTCTTTTATAGTATGCGTCTATGTAGCTCATTTAAAAAAATACTTTATAAATTCCTATACAGTTCATTATAGTAAACCACGAGGCCAAAACGCAAGTCCAAATTATCCTTCTTCGGAAACTTGCTATGGCCAGTGTGGTTGATCCAACAAGATATGGAGGAAATATCAACTGCATATCTGGATCTGGCGATGTAAAGGTTAACAGACAACTACCAACGATGGTGAACATAACAGATACAATTTCTAAATAAAAAGAAAGTTTATCAGTTTTATAGCTCGTGATCCAAAACTCCTTTATGAGTTTGACCACTAAATTTTGCCAGCGGCCGCTAATATCGAATCTACCATATCCATATCATCTGCTACAGATTTATATGAATCTTTGTGTGCTATTGTGATTGCTTTGCTGATTAAACCTGGTTTAACTTCCAATTCTTCACCAATGGCTTTAACTGTGTCTCTTAAACCACCTTTGAGATCATCAATTTCTCCCAGTACCTGAGAGCCTTCTTTGATTATTTGAATTAGTTTTTGTTTTTCCGCTTCATTAAAGTTTTTACCTGACATTTATATTCTCCTTGTTATGAACAGTATATAATGTTTTTGTTAGAAGAGCAATTATTTTTTTGGATTTACCAGGCTTTGCAAGACCAATAACGAGCTGTTGTTCTATCTTTAGCAGTATCACAGTTGTGTCGAGCTCTGAAAGATTTTCTTCTCTTAGGATTAGACTTTTTAATCTTCATGGTTTTTTGTCCTAGTTTTTTAGCACTTGTACCACCGTGTCCAAAATTAACTTTCTTAACATTACCAGTTGTTGGATCTTTTACGTAGACTTTTGATTTTTTTACATCGCCTCTCATAGGCTTGTTCAAAGGCACTGTACGTCCTTGATATTTGGCTTCAAACCAATGTCTTGCACCTTCATGAAACTGTGTTGGTATTCTTCTTTGTAGCCATGATTCAAACACTTCTTCCATGCTCTGATCATCTACAGCATTAGGTTGAGCAGGAGTGGGACGACCTTCTTCACTCTCTCCCATTAGATGTACCGGGTCTTTGATAAACTGTTTGGTTCTTCTTAGTCCTCTAGATCCAGCACTGCTTGGTGATTCGGCTTGTTGGTCGGCGCCTATTGTGCCAGTCTGTTTCATACGACTAATATCATCTAGATACTGCTTGTATGAAAAAATAGGCATTTGGCTCATTGTGTTGTTATTTATTTAAAAAAGTTTTGATTGATTGTTCTAGTTCGTCTAATGCATCTGAAACAGAATTTTGGTTTTTTATAGAGTTATCTATTATGAATAGTTCATCTCCAAACAACTTTTTAAAACGTGGTACATTGGCTTTTACTGCTCCAAAGTTGATCATTAACACTTTTTCCGGTATGCTTCTTTCTCTGTTACGATTACGTTGTACAGAAGTTTTGAGATCAGCATCCACGTAAATCATTGCAGTGTTGTAGCCTTGGTCTTCCAGTTCTTTTTTTGTGTTAACGACTCTATCATAGGCACGTCCTGTGGTATCTATCAGCATGCCCAAATTACTCTGCTGATATATCTGTTGTTGTTTACCCACTATCTGTTTGCTTCGTTGTCTTTCAATTTCTCGAGGAGTTTCTTCTTCTGGAGGCATTTTAAGACTTAATTTTTTATTACGTAACAGATATTTAAATGCGGCATCTGGATTAACCTGTTTCAATCCATAGAACACAGAAGCTAGTTTACGAGCAATAAATGTTTTGCCAGCACCTGGCACTCCCGCAAAAAATATAGCCTTGTTTTGATAAGGATCAAAACGACCTTCTGTTATCTCGTATATTCGCATATACTAATATTTATTTAATGCCGAGGATGTGTGCTAACTGTGCACCGCTGGTCTCTGCTGGGGTTTGCACATGATCTCGTTTTAAACCGTAGCCTGTGCCTGCGCCTTTGTGATGTATCCGTGGATTAAATGTGGTTTTTTCCGTGCGTGGTCTTTTATTCGTTTTGCGTTTTTTCTTCAATGTTCTCTATTTCTTGATAGGCACACAATTATCTACTCGTCGACCACTCTTCATTTTAGTGCCAGCGAGTTTATAGCCTTTCCAACAGGCTTTACCATCTAATCCTTTTTTCTTAGATGATTCAATAACTTCTATGATTTTCATTTTATTTTTTTGTTTCTGACAGTTCGTCGGTGTATGGTTTTTCAACATCACTCACCATATCACCCAAGTAACCGATGATTTCTTCTTTGGATCTTGCAGTGTGAATCACAACAGCATTAACATATGATTCTGATGGTTCAACATCTACCACAATGCTTCTGCCTTCTTCACCACTTTTTTTCATGATAGTTCTTTTTACTACTTCAGCATCGGCGTCTGACACCGGACGCTCAGCATCAAAGTCACCTTGTAATTGAATGGTGTGTGCTTTATATTCGTCTTGTCCTTCATATCCAGATGCTTCAACAGTGTCTTCGTTGGCTCTTTTTAAAGCATTGGCCACGCTGGGGTGTTTTGATAATCCTTTTGCAAGTTTTTCAATCACTTCAACAGCACCGTCATAGTTGCCACCTTTGTATTTAGGATCGTTTAAAATGCCAAATGCCTGTTTGATCTGTTGATCAGTGAATTCACCGTTCGAGAGTATGTCGTATTCTTGGACCACTTCTTCGTTGTTTT